TCATCTGAGATACGAGTCAGTTCAGAAAATCTTTTGAGAGAACCTGGAGCATACTCACCAATTGCTCGAATATGTTCTGCATATAAGTCTACAGAATCGTGAAGTTCTTCATAAAAATCCCCAAAAAACTTATGATACTGAGCAAAGTCGGGACCAGTAACGTTCCAATGATAGTTATGAGTTTTCAAATATAATGAAAACACCGAAGCCAAAACTGACTTCATTTGTTCAACAAGTTCTTCCATTTGTTTCCTCTATTAGCCGTTTGAGATGCGATCTACTTATTTTACCACCAACAAATCCATTATAATATTTATTGGGATAAAGAAGAACATCATTTTCAACTTGGTATTTTATTTCAAAATAACTCATCTCACCTTTTGTATAACACAGTCGAAGTATTTCTCTGTAGAAAAGAGAAGAGTCATTGGCTTCTGCAACAAGTGACTTGAGTTCTTCATTTGACCCATAATAAGACTGCCAATCAGATTCAGAAATAACCTTTCTTTTTCTTGTTTTACCTTTGAGTGGAGATTTTGTACGAGTTGAAGTAAAGTTTTTCTTTCCAATATATGACATTTGGTTTGAAAGGTTTGTGATTTGATACACAAACCCACAAACACCGTTTTTCACATGTTCCTCATAATCCTCACTTGTAAACGGTTTGTCTTTATAAAACCAAGACATTAACAATCAAAGTCTTCGTCATAATTATTGTATTCTCTATAGTCAACTATTTCTTGGTATAATTCGCCGCAATAAGGACAATAGTTTACCTCGCTACTTGGATGATTTTCATAATCAACAAAAAACTCGGCGTCACAACTTCCACATCTCATCTATTTTCTCCTTATTCTTGAGCCCAGACGTCCGCCCAGGTTCCGCTCAAAGCACCTTTTGCATAATCAGTAGACCTGTTTTCGAAAAAGTTTGTATGTCCAGGAGCATTTAGCATAGTTTCAACCCAAGGTAAAGGATTCTTCTTCACCTTGAATATTCCTTTGAGTCCCATTGAAATGAGACGCCTATCAGCAATATATCGTATATATTGTTTGACATCTTCTGAAGTCAAGTTTTCCATATCGCCGAATTGAAAAGCGAGATCGACAAACCCATCTTCAAGTTCAACCATTTTTTCCGCAATACTGTAAATCGCAGATTTTGTATCATTGTTCCAGAGCTTACGATTTTCTTCAATGTATGTTCGGAATAGTTTGATGACACCTTCGCAGTGTAGATTTTCGTCAACAGCGCTCCATTGTACAATCTGACCCATGCCTTTCATTTTACCATGTCTTGGAAAATTGAGAAGCATAATGAAAGAACTGAATAACGCGAGTCCTTCAGTAAAGGCAGAAATGGCAGCAATCTTGATTGGAAGTGATGCGTCATTGTCTACCTTGTTCGTGAAATACTCATGCTTTTCTCGCATTTCTTCATATTCGTAAAACTCATTATACGTGCTCTCAGGCATTCCAAGAGTCTCAATCAGATTAGCATAAGAGGCGATATGAATCGCCTCTCTAGCCGCAAATCCCATCAGCATCATACGAACTTCTGGTTGAGGGAAGTGTGGAAGATAGTTCTTTACATATCCACCAGCAACATCAATATCAGATTGAGTGAAGAATCTAAAAATCTGCGTGAGAAAATGCTTTTCTTTATCTGAGAGTTTACTTTTCCAGTCTTTGATATCTTCCATCATTGGCACTTCAGTCATAAGCCAATGAGACTGCTCATGCTTTAGCCATAAATCGTACGCCCAAGGATAATGAAATGGTTTGAAGTAATTTCTTTCATCTGTAAGTTTGAGCTTTTTGCTCATAATGTTATATCTCCGTCTCTATTGAGTTTATCCAAAAGATCCTCATATCCACCTAGCAAAACCTTGTCGACAAATATTTGTGGAACTGTTTTTAGATTATAAAGACTCATGCAACCCAAAGCTAAATCTAGATCAATTTCAGTATAGTCGTATCCATATTCAGAAAGAAGCTGTTTTGCTTTTTCGCAGTATGTACACCAATCTGCTGTGACGATATCTATTTGCATATTACCCTTCACAAGACAAACAATCTTCATCGTTCACAATAGAGTTCATATCGATTTCCTCAATAATCTGTCTTTGTATTTGTTGAGAAACTTTATCAAACTTGCCAATTTTCTCAGAACGGCAATAATACATTGTTTTCAATCCTCGTTTCCAAGCTAAAAAGTGTACAGCGTGAAGATATTTGATATTCACATCTGGACGGAAAAAGACGTTGAGAGACTGAGCCTGGTCAATAAAGGCTTGCCTGTCAGCCGCGTGTTCAATAATCCAACGTTGGTCGATTTCCATTGCGGTCTTATAGATATCTTTCTCATAATCATTCAAACAGGTAAGATTTTGAACCGATCCTTCATTCGAGATAATTGAAGACCATAAGGAATTGATATCAAGAGTAGAATCTTCTTCGCACTTCTTTTTCAAAAGACTATCAAGATACTTGTTCTTATTGAGATAAGCGCCAGAAAGAGTGTCTTGACGATAAGCATTAGCTCTCCATGGTTCAATTGAAGGTGAGGTATTACCCATAATCACCGATGAAGAAGCGTTTGGAGCTATAGCCATAACATGACTACATCTATACCCAGTACCAATAGCATCTGGAGCTTCGCCTCTTTCTGTCCCAAGTTTCCGATTTGCTTTCTCAAGACCAGTGCTGATATGTTTGAAGATTCTCATATTCAAAGATTTAGCAATAGCCGATTCAAAAGGTGCGCCTTTTCTTTGAAGATAAGCATGAAAACCAAGAGCACCAACGCCAACAGACCGTTCGCGCATAGCAGAATATTTAGCTCTTGAAACGCTATCTGGAGCATTTTCAATAAAGTGACTCAAAACGTTATCCAACATCTCAAGAACGTCTTCGAGAAACTGTTCGTTTTGTGACCATTCATCAAAGTATTCTAGATTAAGTGAAGACAAACAACAAACAGCTGTACGATCGACTGCAGTTGGAAGTGTGATCTCAGAACAAAGATTTGATTGCCTAACCTTCAATCCCTTTTCTTTGAGCCATTCTGGAAGCATGCGATTTGTTTGATCAATAAAGTGAAGATATGGCTCACCAGTTTGCATTCGCATTTCAAGAACACGCTGCCAAAGGTCTGTTGCCGAAACTACTTCCTTGACCTCTTTGCTATGAGGATCTTTAAGTTCCCATGAATCGTCTGCGTTTGGATCCAACATACAGTTCTCAATAATCTTCATAAAGTCATCTGAGATATTGATACCGTGATGAAGATTGAGACAACGATAGTTTGGATCGCCGGTGGGTTTTCTCATTTCAAGAAAAAGAACGATATCCGGATGATCAATATCTAGGTAAGCAGCATATGATCCTCTTCTCGTTTTTCCTTGTCGATACGCTAACGATGAAGCGTCGTACATTTTCAGGTGGGGTAAAACGCCAGTAGACTTATCATCAGAAGAACGAATCCCAAAACCAACCCCAACGCCACCGCCAAGCATTGATAACCAATTCGTTTCTGAAAGCGTGTCAACTAATCCCTCCGCAGTATCTGGTATCCAGTTCAAATAACATGAGATTGGTAGTCCTTTTGAAGACTTACCATATGAAAGTATTGGTGTTGAATAGCTCAGCCAATGGTTTGAAGAGTAATCATAAAGTCTTTGTGCGTGTTCCTCATTACTACTAAAAGTTTTTGATACAAAAGCAAATCTTTCTTGTGGGCTCGTTTCATTATCCTTCATATAAGATTCAGAAAGTCGTTTGAGGCCAAGATCGTCAAAATGCTTATCTTTTTCTAAATCTATTTGAATACCCATATATTCCATACGTTTTTCCTTTATTACGCGTTGATCTTTTTCCATTCAACAAACTTCAACTTAGCCTCGAGCCCATTATATATATGGTCTGAAAGAGTCGCTTCAAGTAAATCTGGACTCATTCCATAAAGTATCAGGTCGTTTAGGTCTTTACCTCTTTTCCGGTAAGAGTTATTTAGAAGTACTATCTTGTATCCCACATCAATTATCTTCTCCATTTTCTGAACGATTTCTTTGTTTCTTGGCTCATTATCAAAAACGAATATTGCATTTTCAATATTCTCAAGAGCGTCAAGTTTGAGATCAGCGCCTGCCATCGCAACAGCATTTGAAAGAAACATGCTATCTATCGGCCCTTCAACAACATAATAAGGTTTTGTCATATCAACCTTATCAAGACCAAAAATCTTTGTTTGATTTTCGTCAAGCATGATTGATAAATATCTCAAAGACGAGTTTGGCGAAAAAGATCTACCAGTAAAGCCGAAGAAGTTATTCTCTTTGTCAAAAAACGGTATTACCAGACGTGGTTCATCGTATTTTGTTGAGAGTTTATCGGGTATTAGTGTATTTACCCACTTATTGAAC